CTCCTGTAACATACAAGTGGGATAAACGTGCTAAATATGGCGATATTACAGCAGATGATTATGATCTTGCTGCACAGACACCAGATGGCACTCACAAAGAAGATTGGCTAGACATAGGTTTTAAAGCACAAGAAGTTCAAGCTCTTGAAGAAGCTGCTGGATATACAACTGCCGCTAAGAAAAACCTTACCGTATCTACATCAAGTGATGGCAAGCAGATGGGTCTACAGTACAGCAAGTTTGTACCAATACTCGTAAAAGCGATTCAAGAACAGAACGCATTAATTGAAGCACTCACTGCAAGAGTAGCTACACTAGAAGGGTGATCATGGAACTAATACCAAGACACTTTCCAAATGTAGGCGTAGTTGAGGCCCAGCTACCAGAGGACGTTGTTGCAAACATTTGGACAGTGATCAATGAAGCACGGGAACAACCAGAGGACATGAAGTCTGAGTTGGCTGGTAACATCAGTTCTTCCATCAGGTTGGACTCTAGCTCTCCCTTGCTTGAAGAGTTCGTTACTAAAACAATACCGGCTTTCATGGACAGTCACATGCAAAACTATGGCGCACCTTGGAGAGCCGTTATGAAAGAGGGCCAAGGGTTTAGTTTAGAAAGCCTGTGGGTCAACTTTCAGAAGCAACATGAGTTTAACCCACCCCACGATCACAGTGGTGTGTATTCCTTTGTAATCTGGATGCAGATACCTACGTCTTATGCAGAGCAGAAGAAACTTCCCATTTGTGCTAACTCAAATGCAGCTAACCACATATCTAACTTTGCATTTAGCTACACAAATACGTTGGGCAGGGTATCAACTTTTGCATATAACATGGAGAAAGAGGCAGAAGGATATATGGTTATGTTTCCGTCAACAATGCTTCATCAGGTCTTTCCGTTCTACGACAACGATGGGGAACGTATATCCATCTCAGGCAACATTAATATAGGAGAACTACAATGACCCGTACAGCAGATGAAATCACACAAGCACATGCAGCTTGTTTAGGCGGGGCAAGCACAATCAATAGTGTTATTGCTACTCACGCTAAAGGCAATAGTGCAACAGACAAAGACTTTGGGCATGACCTAACGCATGATGAAAAGAAAGCCCGTGTGACACGTAGCGTAGGCTATTTGAAGCATCAGAAAGACACATACAGTGATTGGGGTAGCAAAGACTTTACTGCAATCGACGCGGCTATCACAGCAGCCGATAGCTTTACAGGGTAAGTTGTTGATATTAATAGTGACAACGGAGATTATTTAAATGCTTGGTTTCTCCCCACTCGCAGACAATTCCATAGCGGGTTTTGGCAACGCTCCAAGTGATGTTACTGTTACAGGAGTTTCTGGCACTGGTGCCGTTGGAACTGTAACATTAACGTGTTTCTCCAATATATCTGTTACAGGTATAGCCGCCACAAGCGCGGTTGGTTCTGTTACGATTGATGCAAAAGCTAATGTGTCCGTAACGGGTGTAGCCGCTACAAGCGCGGTTGGTTCTGTAGTCGTTTGGGGGGCTATAATCCCCAACCAGACGCCAAGTTATTCTGTAATCACACCCTCTCAGTCTTCAACTTTCTCTGCTATAACTCCTTCGCAAACTCCAAGCTGGGGGGAGATCGCTGCATAGTTGCTTAGAAGCAGAAACAGGGGTATAGTCTATTTAAATTTATAGCTGAGGTCACATCATGGCTACATACACTAGCGCCAACGCAATTAAAAAAATATCTACTGGTGATGAGTCGGGTACATGGGGCGACAGCACCAACAACAACTTTGATATCATAGACCGTGCAGCCAATGGTTTTGTTTCGATTGCTTTATCTGGCACGTCTTACACGTTGTCGTTGTCCACTACGGCGGTTCTGTCTGACGGTCATTACAAGGCTATAAATTTTACAGGAACTCCGGGTGGAACTTGCACGGTTACTTTAGAGCAAAACGACAAAGCCCGACTTTACATGATCTTGAACAGCACAGATCAAAGCTTGTCTATAACACAAGGGTCTGGTGCCAATGTCACAATAGCCACTACAAAGTCGGCTATTGTTCTAGCTGACGGAGCAGGTTCTGGGGCCGCAGTCACAGATTTTACAGCGGTTCTTAGTTCTCTAACGGAGCTTGATGTAACTGCGGGTACAGTTAGTGCCAGCAAAGCGGTTGTTGTTGACAGCAACAAGGACATTACAGGCTTTAGAAACGTCACAATGACGGGTGAATTGGACGCAGCAACGTTAGACATTAGTGGTGCCGTGGACATAGATGGCGCAGTAAGCATTGCGGCTGCTACAACGATAGCTACGAATAATAAAATACAGTTTCGTGATGCGGCTATATATGTTCAATCCAGCGCGGACGGTCAGTTAGATATTGTTGCGGACACTGAGGTGCAGATTGCAGCAACCACGATTGATATAAACGGTGCGGTGGCTTTAAACGGCGCGATTACAGGGGCTACTAACATTACCCTGTCAGGAGAATTAGACGCCGCCACATTAGACATATCTGGTGACGCGGACATTGACGGCACTCTTGAGACTGATGCCCTGTCCCTTAACGGCACCGCAGTCACTAGCACGGCGGCAGAGCTTAACATCATGGACGGCGGCACATCTGCTTCTGCCGTTACGGTGGTTGATGCGGACCAGATCGTTTTGAACGACAACGGAACGATGAAGCAGATCACAGTCAGTTCTTTAAAAACATATTCGGATGGTGAAACGGCTTGGGTGAACTTTAATGGCACCGGTACTGTTGCCATTACAGCTAACGCAAATGTTAGCGGAATTACGGATAATGGCACAGGAGATTATACTTTAGCTTTTAGTCCCGTTTTTTCAGATGCAGACTATATTGGCACTTGCGGCACTTCTTTCCCCGGTGCGGGTGTTAATCTCATGGTTGAATCAACAGACGCAACTGATGGAACTCCTGTTTTAAAAAGCACCTCAGAAATAAACGTTAGTTCTGTTACAGATAGCAATAATCACATTGATTTGGATAACCAATACTGGAACTTTATCAGATGATAAAACACACTAAATATCGTGTGATCTTTGAAGACCCAGACGATCTGGACGCCCCAGTGAAAGTTTTGATACCGTCTCAAAGCTGGTTGGATGAAGCAATGTCAGGAAAGCTGCCACCGATTTGGGTTTACTGGCAGTTACAAGATGACGAGCAACAGGCCATAGATGAGGGTCGGCATAAATCCTTTAAACATGACTCAGAAAAACATGCTCTACAATGGTCTGCTCCTCGCATTGACCCTTTGACGGAAGAAGAAGCAATGGAGTATTTGTGTATGAAAGACCTGCCACGCCGCGTTTGGTCTAAGGAACACAACCGCCCTATGTTTTGGATTGTTCGCACGGAGCAAGTACCATCTGACAGGAACTTTAGAAATGCTTGGAGAATGGCGGCATGACCACATTTGTAAAAATAGGTGCTACATCTTATAAAGCTGCCGATTATACGGTCCCAGCGGATCGCACGTTTCGTAACGCTTGGTCTGCTCCTGCGGCAGACACTACCGTTATACAGATCGACATGGTAGCTGCCAGAAAGATTTGGCAGGATAAGATAAGATCGGCTCGTAAACTAGAGCTTGAAAAACTTGATACTCTATACATGAGGGCTTTAGAGGCTGGTAATACATCAGATCAAGCCACTATTGTCGCACAGAAGCAAGCGTTAAGGGATGCTCCAACTAACTCTGGAATAGCAGCGGCAACAACACCAGATGAATTAAAAGCTGTTCAGCCTATTCCTAACGTAACGGTGGTTTGATAATGCCGCTTACAGACCTTAAATTTAAACCCGGAATAAACAAAGAGATTACGCCGTATTCTGAAGAAAACGGTTGGGTTGATTGTGATAAGGTGCGGTTTCGGTTTGGTTATCCTGAAAAGCTAAACGGCTGGGAAAAAAACACCAACAATGCTTTCTTGGGGTTATGCCGTGGATTGCATGAGTTTGTTGCTTTAAGCGGCGAAAAGTTTTTGGGCGTTGGAACTGAAGAAAAGTTTTACATTAAACAGGGTACAGCATTTAAAGACGTTACCCCCATTCGCCTTACTACTAGCGCAGGAGACGTTACATTTGCTGCAACAGATGGATCGCCTGTTCTCACTGTAACAGACACAAATCATGGCTGTATAGTAAACGATTTTGTAACTTTTTCTGGCGCGGCAACATTGGGCGGAACGATTACAGCAAACGTCTTGAATCAAGAGTATCAAGTTACAGAAGTTGTAAATGGAAACACGTACAAAGTATCGGCTAGAACCGTTAGCACAATAGAAAGTATTACGGTATCTGGTGGGATAAGCGCCACAGCGGTCAATGCGAATAGCAGTGATACGGGCAACGGCGGCAGTAGTGTTGTCGGTGCTTATCAGATTGGATCAGGGTTAAACTCTTCTGTGCAAGGCGGTGTTGGTTGGGGGGCTGGTCTTTGGGGCGGCACAACAGATGGTGCGTTGGTTGGTCAGCTTAACGAAGCCTTAGACGATAGTGAAACTACAATTACCCTAGATAGCACAACGGGCATTGTGGCTAATGACGTTATACTTGTAGACTCTGAGTTAATAAAAGTGGGTGGAATTAGCAGTAACGATTTAACAGGCTGTACTCGCGGTCACTTAGGCACCACTGCCGCTACTCACGCCGATAATAGTGTGGTTCTTTTAGCTGTTGGCAACGCGGCAAGTTCAAACGATTTTGTTGGTTGGGGTGAGGCAATAAACACAGATTCAATAAGTGCCGCAAGCACCCTGCGTATTTGGACTCAAGATAACTTTGGTGAGGACTTAATTCTTAATGACCGTAACGGCTCAATCTATTATTGGGATAAAACAAACGGCGTAGGCACAAGGGCCAAGGCTCTAACAGATAGCGGTTTGGGCCTCGGAACGCGCACCTCAGTTCCCACTGTGGCTTTACAGGTATTACTTTCCGACAGAGATCGTCACGTTATTGCGTTTGGTGCGGATGGCCTTGGTGCATCTTCAACGGCTACAGATGGTAGTGGGACTCAAGACCCTTTGCTTATACGATTTAGTAGTCAGGAAAACCCTGTTCAATGGTATCCAACAGCCAGTAATACAGCGGGTGATTTGCGTATAAGTTCTGGCTCCACTATTGTTCAAGCCGTTGAAACACGGCAACAAATACTGGTGTTTACGGATGTATCTATTCACGCAATGCAGTTTATTGGGCCACCGTTTACTTTTGGCATTAACCTAATCTCTGAAAACATTACAATCGCTAGTCCCAAAGCTGCAATCGCGGTTGATGACCAAGTATTTTGGATGGGGGACGCAGAGTTTTACGCCTACTCAGGTGCAGTGCAGCGAATACCTTGCACAGTCAGAGACTTTGTGTTTGACGGCATGAACAGGGACCAAAAAGAAAAGGTTATAGCTGGGGCTAATGTCTCCTTCTCGGAGGTGTGGTGGTTTTACCCATCTAACGATGCTGGAAACACCGAGAATGACCGTTATGTAGTATATAACTACATGGAAAAGCTTTGGTTTATAGGAACTTTGGGGCGCACTGCGTGGTTAGATCGCGGTATTTCTGCGTTTCCAATTGCTACATCTACAGATAACTTTTTGCTTGATCATGAAAAAGGAACTGAGGACGATGGGTCAGCTATGTCCACGTTTATTGAGTCTGGTGACATGCGTATATCACAAGGCAATCAGTTTTCATTCATCAGTCGTGTGATTCCTGACGTTAATTTCAGGGAAACTACGGACACCTCTACGATGAATTTTATTTTGGAAACAAAGAACTTTCCGGGCCAAGTGGATCAGAACTCTTCTACAAACGCGGTTGCAAAAACGTCTGCAACGCCCATAGACCAGTACACAAACCAGTACTTTACGCGGTTGCGAGGCCGCAGCTTTACGTTAAAGGTGCAGTCCACTACGCAAAACGTGCTTTGGCGCTTGGGTGTGCCTCGTATTGAAATAAGACCAGACGGGAGGCGCTGATGGCTACACCTACTCCACTTCCGTTTTTCCCTGTTGCGCCTTTGGACTATGACCAACGTTATCTTAACGAAGTTGTGCGTTCGTTCTCCACTTTTCTAGCGCAGTACAATGCGTCTCAACAGGACAGTGACGAGAACAAAGCTACCGCAGTAGGGTGGTTTATGGGCTAATGGCAAATGTTTATGTAAACGCAAAGGTTGATCTTACGACAACGGACGTGACAACGCTTTACACCTGCGGTCAGTTTGCTACCGCAATTGTAAAATCTATTCTTGTATCAGAGGATAGCAACAACGCGGACACGTTGACGTTAACGTTAACCAGCGGGTCGGATGTGTTTAGTTTATACAAGGACAAGGCTGTTGGGGCCAAGGGTACGGTTGAGTTATTAACGGCACCGCTCGTGGTTCAGGCAGATGAAATCTTAAAAGTCACGGCAGGGACAGCAAACAGGTTGCATGTTGTAGCTAGTATTTTGGAGATATCGTGATAATGTGCGGTCAATTCATAGTGGTGGTTTGGTATGGGCATTAACTTTGGCGGCATTCTAGGCGGCATTGCTGGGCTTCTAGTCCCCGGAGCAGGAACCTTCTTGGCTCCTGCTATTGGTGCAGGGTTAGGCACGTTGGCTGGTGGCGGAAGTTTTAAGAACGCTATTAAGTACGGGCTTCTGGCTGGCGGTGCTAACACAGCCTTTGGGGGTGGTATTGGTAATGCCCTTCGAGGCTCACCGATGGGTGCTAAGATTAGTGGTCAGTTAGGAAAGTTAGGTATTTCTGGACAACCTTTGGCAGCACCCGGAACTATAGGCGCAACGGCGAATAAGAGTGTTCTTTCAAATCCTCTTGCTCAAGCGGTTCTTCTATCGTCAATAGCACAAGAACCAAAGACGTCTCCTTTAAGTACTGAAGGATACGATGGATCAAGCATTGATAGGTCTAAATTTTTAGACAACCTCTACGCAAGTCGGTTCGATGGTACAAGATTTAGCAAGGCTGAGGACCGAGACGAGTATGATGATGGCCTCGAATCGTCCATGCAAGTTGAGGGCATGGGGGTTGGTGGTTTATACGCAAGAGGTGGTCTGATCGAAGGCCCCGGAACAGGGACCAGTGATGATATCCCTGCAATGATCTATCAGGACGGCAACCCTGTTCAGGAAGCAATGCTTTCAAACGGGGAGGTTGTTCTGTCTCTAAAGGACTTGAGAAATATAGGTGGCGGAGATGCTGAGATGGCAGGCAAGATGATTGGGGATGCGCCCAACGGCACCCGAGGAGCCGTAGCCGCCAAGCTATTTAGAAACATGCAGGAATTTAAAAATGGCTGATACAGTAACACAGATTAGCAGGACCGAGATTCCTGACTACCTTCGCAAGTTTCAGGAAGAAATACTGGAACGAGCGCAGGCTTTAGGTAAGGACGCTGGGTTTGTTTTGCCAGAGTATAATGTTGCGAGTCGAAGTCCTTTGCAGCAACAAGCCTCGAACCTTACGGCTTCCGGTTTAGGCGCGTATGCTCCTATGTTGCAGTCCGCATCAAATACACTGGGCGCAGGCATCGGTACAATGTATGGGGGCGCAGGCGCTCTTGGTCAAACCAACCAAGCAATTAGCGGTGTTCAAGGGGCTGTTGGTCAGGGGTACTCGGACCTTACAGGAACGGGCGCACAGTTTGATCCAAGCGGTATTCAACAATTCATGGACCCATATGAGGACGCGGCTGTTCAGCAAGCTATGCGGGACATTCGACGTCAGGGTGAGCAGCAACGTGCTGGCATTGACGCTCAGGCTACTGCGGCTGGAGCAATGGGCGGGTCACGACAGGCTGTTCGTCAGGGCCAGTTGGACGAGAGTATTCTAAACCAGCAGGGCCGCACTGCGGCTGGCATGCGACAGGCAGGTTACGAGAGTGCTGCAAAACGTGCGCAAGGGGCGTATGAACAGGCTATGGGCCGTCAACAACGCGCAGCTTTGAGTGGCGCACAGATGGGTATACAGGGCGGTCAGGCGGCGGGGCAGTTGGGTCTTGGCATGGCTGGTCAATACGGTTCCTTGGGCCGTGGTCTTGGGTCCTTGGGCATGCAGCAAGCGCAGCTTGGCGAGGCGGCTCAGGGTCTTGGGTTTAAAGACATTAACATGCTTAGTACGATGGGCGGTCAAGAGCAGGCGCAACAACAGGCTATGCTGGACGCACAACGTCAGAACCAGTACCAGAATGTTATGGCTCCATATCAGCAGCTTGGGTTCTACTCGGACATTTATCAGGGCATGCCCACGGCGCAGCAGACATTCTCGCAGCAACAGCAACCAAGCCCGAGTGCGATTTCTCAAATCGGTGGTCTTGGCATGGGTCTGTACGGCTTGCAGAAAGCATTTCCTTAGGAGGTTGGGATGATTCCGCTACAAAACTTTAATAATTTAAACAAGAACAGTAGTGGCATAGATCAGTACGGCGAGTATATAGAGCAGACTTATGGTGATCCTGAGTTTGATCAAAAGCGAGATGATTTTTTGCAGACCGTTTCTCAGCAGGAGCAGCAGACATTTGGTGGTGGCATGAACAGTTTTACACCAAGCACTGGCCCCCAACCGTCTATGGGGCGTCCTATGTTTCAACTCCATACAAGCGGACCTGTTATTGGCTCGCCGTTTGGAGGCTCGGCTAATCAGCCACTACCTTCCAGCCCGTATGAAACGTACTTTCCTAATTTTAATGTACCTACTTTTTTTCAAGAAGGAGGTTCCGTGTCAGGTCCTCCCCCGACACACGGCCCTGACGCAAACGGTGTTTCAAACAGGCGTATGTTCAGGAACCGCGACTCTCGAAAAAAGCTGGCGCAGATGGGCGGTATTCTTAGCTCGTCACCGGAGCTACAGGAAACAGCCATGACGTTTGCCAACGGTGGTGGTGCTGATTTACCGGACTACATTATTAATGTTCCGGGTCTTACCGTAAACAACGAACTACTAAGGGTTAGTTCAGCTACATTGGAAAAACTTAACGACGCGGTGCCATATCTCATGTCTCGGGCTAAGATGGTTACGCCTGTTGATATTCTTGTCTCAGAAGGCAGGGGCGCTCTTATACAGGCCGCACGTCCCGGGGATGAGTTGGTTGGTACTCGTATTAATCGTATCAACGAAGTTTCAGGTTCATCACAATTCTCACAAACCTTTACTGATGCAATGAAATCTATGGATCTTTTTAGGGATAAATTAAAAAGAATAGATGAGGACCGTGCGCAGGAACAGGCTATACTGGATGCTCAAACATTCCTTGATGACAAGGGACGTGGAACACTCATCCCATCTTTAGAGCGGCGTTTAAGGTCTGCTGGTACAAATGTTTTAAGCGAACCTCCGTTAAGTGAAACGGAGAGATTACAACGTGAAGCAAGGTCCATGACGCCCATGGACATGAGTAATCAAGACCCTGACTTTGCCAATACAGTATCCAAGGCAGACCAAAAGCGAAGGTTTGAAGATGCCGCTGCCGCTGCCGCCAACTCTGCTAGGCTTATGGCTGAACGCGGCATGTTAAACAACCAGCTTGAGTCGGGCATAGCGAAGGCTGTTCCAACAGAAGTTGATTCTGAAGCAGAGCGTCTTCTACAAGCAGAGCGCGAAAGAGTTTTAAAGTTGCAGGCATTAAATAAAATGCAGGAGCCGACAGTAACGCCTGCCGAAGAGTTGCAATCAGTTACTGGTAGTTCTTCTGTGCTAAGTTCGGCAGGGGAGGCAATAAAAAGTTTATTGCCCGATGAGTTTGGGTTTCAACGTAGGCAGCGGGAGCGTAGAGAACTTGCTGAGGATAAAAGGTTTGACCAAACTGAACCTGCTACAAAACCAAGTACCGAGGAACTTCTTGAAGTTGCGTCTAGTATATTAAGCGACGAACAAAGAGAAGCTATTGCATCGGGCGAAATATCGGACAGAGCGAAGGCTTTGTTAACTGGCACGGCAAAGCCCGAAGATGGAGAAAGAAATGAGCTAGATGATCTTTTTAAAAAGATCATAGCCTCTCAGCAGGAGGGAACACCCGGAGGTTCTTTACCCGAAGATGGCACCGCTAACTATCTCACACCGGAGAGTATGGCTCAGGCTCAACGTATAAACGTTGGCTCGGTTCCGTATCTGTTAGATAGGGCAACGGGAAAAGCTTACAGAGCAGATGGAGCGCCGATCACTGCAGCGGAACAGGGAACGGTAGATAAGTTTTTGGCTACAGAACAAGGGACGTCTCAACTGGCCGCTGTCACTGAGGCTGACGCGGTTGCAAAAGAAGCTAAAATCGCAAGTGTGCAACAAGCCTTAATTCGAGCGGTTCAAAGTAACGATGTTGAAGGGCAAATTGCTCTAAGAGAAGAGTTAAAAAATGCGCAAGAGCCAACAGTTAAAGTTGAACCTAAAGCTCTTGTTACAGGACAAGAGGCGGGAAAGGCGGATGAAGCAGAAGAACTTTCTGCAGAAATATCTGAAAACGAAAAAGAGAGAAACCGGAAAGAACAAGATTTGGAAGGAGCCACGCTTGGCTTGGGGTTTGTTCCTCCTGTACCAGATAAAAGCACAGAGCTTCTTACGCAACTTGAACTAGCAAAAACCACGGGACAAGTTGAACCGGGTAGTTCGCCGTTAAGTGTTACAAAGGATGTTCAAACCACGATTTCTGATGCAGGCGCAGATGCAGGCTTGGGCCAAGGCTTTGGTGGTGACGGCAGCATTGGAGACTTAACCAAGGATTATGTAAAGCTGCTCAAGAGCCTGCTTGGAGAGTCGGACGAGGACAAGGCTGCGCGTAAGGGCGAGTTGTTCATGCTTATGGGTGCGGCGTTGATGTCGGGCAAGTCTTCGAATGCCCTGACCAATATCGGTGATGCCTTGCAGATCGGTGCTAAGGCCGCGATCCAAGACCGCGCCACCCGCAAGAAGCGTGATGACACCATCGGTCTCAAAGGCTTTGAGATGGCTGCAGACCGCATCGCGAAACGTGATGCGCAGCAGTTAGCTCTTGATAAAGAGGGTCGAGATCAAGCCGCTAAAATTAAGTTAATTGATGCACGGTTGGCTGCTACTAACGATGCAGCAGAATATAGATTTAATTTAGAGAACGCAGGGTATAAGAAAATGGGAGAGTATACGGGGTTAGGAAGACTCTTTAAAACTGCTCAAGACGGTTTTACAAACGAAGGGATTCAAAAACCAAAGGGCATCACTCTCTTGGAATACTTTGAAAAATTAGCAAGAGAGAGCAATTACAGTCAGGCTCAAATTGATAGGTATAATTTTTATTTTGGTATAGAACCTTCTGCTGTTAAACCTGACGGATCAGTCACACCTTCTGACAAGAACAACTTTCTTGTAGATAAAGATAAAGGTGCAGTTTAAAACATGGTTACTTTTGAAGAATTAAGGCAAGCATCAAACGAAGCTTACCAAGCTGGTGAAGTAGAAAGAGCCAAGCGGATTAGGGCTGATGCTCTTCAAGCTAGGGAGTTTGAGACATTACGTTCTCAATCGAACGAAGCTTACCAAGCTGGTGATAAAGAGTTGTCTGTCGATCTAAGGGATCAGGCTCTTTCTATCCAGAAGGGTATGACCGAATCTGCCTTTACTGGAATAGGTCGGGGCATTAAGGCTGCGCCTGTTACAATCGCTCAAGGTTTGTTAGAATCGGGAGCCGCTGCATATGATGCAGCAATGGATACAAACTATGCGTCTAGTGTCTCTGATAGCTTTGAAGAATTTAAAAAAGAAAACGATCTTAATCCCTACACAGCAGCGGGACAGATAACCGAAGAGATTGTTTCTTTTGGACTTGGGTTTATACCAATAGCTGGCTGGCTTGGACGAGCTAACTCTGTAGCGAAAGCGGCAAAAGCAGGTAGGACCATCGCTAAACCTAAGAGTGGGTTTTTTAAATCTGCAGATAGCTTCGGCAGAAGTTCCACAGGAAAAGCGTTGCTTGGTAGCAGAGCTAAACTCGCGGGGGCCACGGCTCTTGGAACGGTAGGTTATGAGACTCTGGTAACTCCATCCAACAGGGCAACGTTATCAGATACCTATGATGTGTTGCCAGACTTTTTACGAACAGAGGCAGACGTTGGATTAGAGGGAAGCGAAGAAGCGTTTCGTAGGTTACGCAACAAGTTACGTCGAGGCACAGAAAGCGGAATCATGAGCCTAGCTTTTGATACTGCTCTTCCTGTAGTTGGCGCAACCGTTCGAGGAGTGGGTTCCCTCCCTGTTATTGGCGATGCTGCGTCTGCCGTTAGTCGAGCTACAACAAATGCTTTTACGATAGCCTCTACTTATTTAGGAAGCACTCGGATTGGTGAGGGGATCGGCAAGGGATATAATAAATATCTAAAGGCCAGCGGTGGTGCCGACAGCCAGATTTTTGAAAACTTGCAAGATGAAATATCTACTAGCGAGGAAGCTCGTAGACAGGGGGTTCAATACTTCTCTGCGTTTGATAATGCTACGTCCAGCTTTATTGATGCTTTAAAACTCCCTAAGTTTCGACGGCAAAAAGCAACAAGAGCTAGGGCTGCATTAGAAGGGTTTTTAAACGGAGACTCAACCGCCTTAGATGGTTTTTCCAAACAAGCTCAACGGGCTGGTGAAAAACTATTAGACCTTAATCTTCGCATGCAAGATGATATGCTGTTTGATATAGAACGCAGTCTGCGATCTATCCCTATTAGGATGGGCGGACAACAAGCCACGGCTGCAATGCAAGCTAAGAAAGAGTCTTTAGAAATAGCCCGTGAGGAAATATTAAAAAACCAAAAAGCACAAAGGGTTTACTTGCGTAGACGATTTGATGTTCATGAGAACCCCATCAGCTTTTATTCTAAGGGTATTGATCCGGACAGCGCCGTATACAAGGAAGCTCTAAACGAGATTAAAACAAACCTTCGAAACCAAAATCTGGGATTGAGCGAACAAGGGTTGGAGCAAGAGGCGCGTAAAACCCTGTTTAGTTCCCTTGGGATGGAGTCCGTTTATCATGGGATGGACCCCAAGGCAGCGGCTAAAGTTATGGTTGAGTCCTTAAAGAAAGGCCGTGCAGACAACGTAAGGTTGGGCGGTCCTCTTCTTGATGTGGCTGATGATATGTTTATTAAACGTAAGCCTCTGATGGATGCGTCCCCTAACCTACAAAAGTTAATGGGTGTACGAGACGATCTCAAAGAGAACTTTATTTTTACAATAGACAACCTTGCTCAAACAAGCGGGGGCCTACGGTTCTATCGTCAGATGGCACAAGACCCTGCTCTAACAAAGTCTCAGGGAGTGGGACTTGATTTACTTCGCAGTGGAGGTCGGCCCTCAGTCATAAAGCTAGATGAACTCGGAGAGATGCAATCGACCACCGCACCTAGCAGCTTTGGAAGCATGGCAACCAAAGAAAGTATTGAGGCTGCTGAAACAGAACTGCAGACTTTGGGATATGTTAAACTAGGAGAGTTTGACAACGCTGCTACATTTAACGGGTCGTATGGTGATCTGTCAGGATCGTATGTTGCGCCTGAAATAGCAGATGCGATATCTGTTGGCGCTCGTATGGGTCAAAGCCCGATGAATGAGGCGGCTGCTTTAGCCGTTCAAGCCAAGGGTCTTGTGCAGAAGTTGGCTATTATTCCCAACCCTCTCTCACAAGTAAGAAACATCTTGGGCAACATGCAGATGCTTGCTGCAAACGGTTTGTTCGGACGGGACATGGATTTTGTAGATGCGGCACGAATGCACTCTGGAAACCTAGCAACTTTGGACGAGGAGGGCGTTCAAAGTATGGCTCGTATGATGGGCGAGATGGGAGTTCGAGACTCTAGCCTCTTGGTTAAAGCTGTGAAAGAGTTGCAATCGGTTGGTAAAGATTTGAGTGTTGCTGGGAAAGTTGGAGAAGCCTCAACCAAGTTTTTTGACAGCCTCCCCTTAATGAAGTTTTTTGAAAAGACTTATTCTGAATCTGATTCTTTCTTTAAAGTCATGAGTGTTTTGGGTGAGCGATCTCGCTATGCTACAGCTATTTCAAAGGCTGTGGATATTGAGGACGCAGCAATGATGTCTGCTGTTCAACGGGAACTGATAGATCAAGGCATTGCTAAACGCACCACAAACTCTCGTGGCGACATGTTGTTTTTAGATGTTCTTGCGGCTGACGCTGTTAAGGACACGATGCCAATATACTCTCGTGTTGGTTCAGCGGTGAAAGCTTTGGACAAAGTTCCCTTCTTGGGTAGCTTTACTTCGTTCGCGTCAGAAAACATTCGCAACTCTGTGAACACTATGACAAGGGGCTTAAAGGAACTGAGCTTTAAAGCGTCTGACCAGTTGAAACGAGAGATAGGTGAGCAGGAAGCCCGACAGCTTGAACGTTCTATGAGGGCTATTGGATCACAGAGATTGACCTCATACATCTCTGTTGCTGGTATTGCTCCGTATGCTGCAACTCAAGCATCCATGAGAGCAACAGGCACAACTCAAGAGCAGATGGACGCGGCTCAAACTCAGATGGCTCCATACACTGCGGGTCATCAGTTCATTGTTTTGAACAACGACCAACGCGGCAATATGCAACTTGTAGACCAGAGTTACGTTGCTCCGTATTCGTTTGTTTACGATCCTGTTCGTGCAGCTCTTAGGGAATACTCTGAGAAAGGTGAGCTAGACAAGGGTGCAGCGGAGCGTATTGCATCGGGAGCATGGGCTGGTTTGTCATCCTATGCAGAGCCGTTTGGGTCTGAGTCTATGGCTTTCGAACGTCTGCGTGATTCCCTGCCCTCTGATAACCCAATCGGTCGTGGTGGTAAAACTTCATTGGGAACTCCAATATGGAGAGACAGTGATCCCTTGGGCGATAAGGTAGCTAAGGGCGTAACTCATGTCCTTGGGGGATTTATACCTGCATATGTTAAGATGTTTGGCGAAGAGCGTAAGGGTGAGTTAGAAGAAGGGCGTTTAGTTCGTTCTATTACTGGCACCCCTACTTCGCAGGGGCTTCAATACACTTCTGAAGAGGAGTTGGCCCGTATAATATCAGGGTTTACGCCCATCACTCTTGATCTCCGAAAGGATTTTAATTTCAAGGGCAAAGAGTATTTGAGCTTGCGTTCTAGCGCCAAGACTGCAGCTTCTCGCGCCATCAGGGACAACGATACAACGTCCCAAGAGATGATAAGTTCGTGGAACTCTTACTTGAATAATCTGTATCGGGATCAAAGCAAACTTTATGCCGACATAAAAGCAGCTAAAAAGATTGGTCTGTCTGATTATGAAATACGAAAGAACTTAGTGCGGGTAGCGGGGCTTGGCAGCAACGAAGCTTCTATAATCATGCGAGGAGAGTTTGCTCCGGGTCTTGCAAGCAAAGAATTAATAAGAGACATTAATCTTGAGGTTCAAGAAGGACAAGCAAGGGTGACTGATGATCCTCCATATGCAGAGTTTAACGCGCTGTCGAATGAGAGAAGATTTATGCCTTTGGCTGAACGCACAGAGGAGCCTGTAGAAGCGCCTGTGGAGGCCGCTCCTGTAGAAGTGCAGGTTACCCCTCCTGTTGCAGCTAACCCCGCTCCTACGGTCCCTGCAGCGGCTCCCGTGCAGCAAGCGGACACAGGCTTGCGTCCGTTCATTCCATCCACACTACTCGGGGACTTCCGCAATATCGACATCGCTCGAAGACTTGGAATGGGACAGTAGATTTAGCGTCTCAAAGGCGGGATTCCCTATATATATATTAATAGGAGATCCCGCCTTTGAGAGCGTTTTTTTACCCTACCTCGCCCCAGTTACTACCCAACTCCTCATCCACCTTGGAGGGTACTTTCAGAACGTCATCAAGGCCATGCTCCATGATCTCGGTAATGCGTGACGCCTGCTTCTGATCCTGTACCGAAAAGCACAGTTCGTCATGCACCGTGAGAGATGGAACCAGACCCTCGTTATAGCAATCCAACATCGCCCGTTTGGTTTGGTCGGCGGCTGATCCTTGGATCAACTTGTTGAGTGCCTTGTATGTAAACGCCCTGCGTAAATTCATGCCGTGCTTTTTCTGCGCATCCTCCAACGGGAGCGGCTGCTCATACCCATAGGTGCGCGGCTCCCATAGATGGAAGCGGCAACGCCTACCAAGCAACGTGCGTATCGAACCATGCTTGGATGCCTGTACACTTGCCAGTTCCGCAAGCCCCTTAACAAACGGCACCTTTGCATGGTGCGTTGCCAGCAATGCCTTGGCCTCGTCCGGCGTGATCGATAACTGAGCAGCCAGCTTTGCAACTCCCATGCCATACATGATTCCAAGGTTCACGGTCTTGGCTTGCTTGCGTGTAATCCCTGCGAAGTCTGCCACCATCTGGTGCAGATCGACATCGCCCGAATGGTACTCTTTGACAATCTGATCCACCATGTCATGCCTATGCACACCTGACACGCTTGCAGCAAAGTGAACCAAGAGCCTTGGCTCCTGACTAGCGTAGTCAAACGAACCCCACTGGCACCCGTCCTCCGGAATGAACAAGCCTCGTATCAGCTTCTTGATGTCTGGATCACGCGCAGGGATTTGCTGCAGGTTTGGGTTTGAGGACGAGAACCGTCCAGTTACCGTGCCTCCGTCATCGCTCCGTAGCTGGTGGAACTCGCAGTGTATGCGGCCTTTGTGACTGTGCCGCTGTATGGTTTCAATAAACGTACCGTCTGCCTTGTCAAACTCGCGTAGCTTTACGATAGCCTGAGCCACTTCGTTCGGGTGAGAGGACAGGTACTGTTTGGTGAAGGACGGTGCGCCAGTTTCCGTGCTTGGATAAGATAGGTCCAAAGCCTCAAAGACTTTCTTCACTGACTCTGCAGCCCACGGTTCTATCTTCACCCCGCTCTTGTGTTTGATAAAATCTTTCAGCTTCTTGACTTGCTTGCGTAACCCGTCCCTAGCTTGATCCGCCTTGTCCAGATCAACACGCACCCCTTTCTTACGCATCTCTAACATCAAAGGTATGAGGCCCGTTTCGAGATCAAAGATTGCGCCCAAGTCTTGTTCGCCAATCTCTATCTTGAGCCGATGCCAAAGCTTCAATGTCATGATTGCGTCCTGCTCTGCATACGCACCAACGTACATCGGAGGCAGACGCCACATCTCTGACTTGGGATCAAGGCCAAAGTCCTTTGCCGCAGCGCGTAACATCTTTTCGTTCTTACGCATGTCAATCCAATCGCGGCCTAGATTGTTGAGGCTGTAAGAAAACCTGTTCTCGTCTATCAAAGGAGCGGCAACCATCGTGTCGATGATCCGGCCCTGTACCTCTATGCCCTCCGCGTATAGCCAACCTGCATCATAGGTTGCATTGTGCATGATCTTATCAATCCGAGGTGTAGCCATCTGCTTTTTAAACCAACGCAGCGTCATCTTAGGATCAAGATTGTGTCCGTTCTGGTGACGAATAGGAAAGTAGCCAGCGTAATCCCCCGCTGCTACCGCAATGCCCACGATATTCCCGTCACCCCTAGCCCATCCGGGGCCAAGGGTGGTAAGGTTTGGGTCTCTCGTCTCAAGGTCCACGGCTATTTCTTTGTAGCCTGTTAGATCAGGGAACTCGAACGGGATGTTCCAATCGGGGTCCAAGTTATCCATTTCCATTCGCTCAAGAAAGCTTATGGTCTTATCTTTTTTCGCCATTTGATAAACCTATTTCTGCGCCCAGTGCGCTGTAACCTGCCTTGTCCACCCACGAGTCTTGATGCGATGTATCGTTGAGCAGCCGTGTTGTCTTCAACCAATCCATCATCAACGCTACATGCGTGGGAGTAATAGGGGAAAATGTCCCGTTCTGTTTAATGGCCCTAGAAACAATGACGTTCCACCCATCTGCAATGTCCCTGAACGATTGTGTTGCATCCCCGTAGTCCTCCTGCCTGTCACCAGATATCAGAGACTTGGCTTTGTCTAGCACCTCATCTCTTTTCATAGCATGTACCTGTACCGTTTGTCAGATTCCAGAATGTGCAGGTTCTCTTTGGTCCTAGTCACCGCAACATAGAACACCCGATGCTCCGCGTCTGGGTTCTTGGACTCCTCACACGCCTTCGTTGAACCCAAATACACCATGCAGTTCTCGTCCTCCCCGCCCTTCATCGCATGGATGGTTGAGATTTTAATACGAGGTGTATCAGAGATGTTCTCCCCCCGTGCCTCAAGCGACTCTATGTATAGCCTGTCCTCGTTGCCAAGGTTCATTACGTCCGAAGCCGGACGATTTAGCGGAGCGACCATGCCAAACTCTGATACAAGATCATCGTAAGAAAGCATCGCGTCATCCGCTGCAGCATCCAACAAACCAACCGCTCCCCGCTTGACCACCCGATAGTCCCCCATCTTCGGGACGTTCTTGTATAGGTCCTTGATCCTCGCAAGACCAACACGCTCTCCAGCTTGCAGCTTCCGCCATACGTCTAAGCCATCGGCAACCGCTTCGCTTACGCTCCCCCGTCCTCGAAAACTATACAGATATCCATACGCTCGAACCTGCTTTGCCAACTCCCATGCATAGGAATTAGTACGAGCCATCAAGGTCCACGAACCTGTGTCCAAGGGCACCGTCTCAATGTTTACATGGTATCTAATGGAGCCTTCTCTGTCCGTTGGCTCGAACTCTTTCACAATGCGGTTATCTATCCGCTTTACAATCATCTGAGACAGATTGTGAACAGCCTGCGGCATCCTGTAGGACTGGCTCAATACAACCCTTTTGTCTGAGCAAGTCAGGAAGTCTTCTACCTTTACACCCGTCCACTCATGGATAGCCTGATCGTCATCCCCTGCAATGATAGTTCGCTTGGCATGCTCCGACATCTTCGCAACCATCTGCCACTGTGACGGCGTTAAATCTTGGGCCTCGTCCACAATCAACAGGTCTAGCTCCGGAGGATTAACAATCTCCACATACCGTGAAATAAAATCCCCGAAATCTAGCTTTGCTTCCTGCGTCTTGTACTTAGTCAGCGTGGCTTCCACATTCACCAGCTTGGAAAATGCTAGGCCATAGTTTCCCGAGTCGTTGAACTCCTCTTCAAGAGAGAGCAAGCGAGACCGCGCTCGGTCGATTATGTTTAGGTACTGAGCACCTGACCCCGACAGTGTTGTCTTGATTAACCCGTCCGCTGCATCAACCCCGTCTCTCGCTAGTAGGTCAAGACGTAAGATGCCCGATAGCTTCCTGTAGTCATCAGCCCCCATAACGTCAGCCGTCTGCAGACCAAGGCCGTGAAAGGCCGTGGCATGCAACGTCCTGCAATGCGGCAACTCCTTTGGCTTGAGGTTAAACTTCAAGCAAGCCCGTTCCATCGCTTCCTGAATTGACTTGCGAGTAAAAGAAACAAACGCAAATCTATGGGGCGCACCGCCCTCCTCAAAGTAATCGTTCACCCGCTCCATCAACGTGTAAGTCTTCCCCGTTCCGGGCGGTCCCAGTATCAGTTCACTATTCGTAATCATCTTCCCTAGCCCTTTCGTTTACCCATTGTTCCACTTCGCTCAGAACCCAACGCTTGGTCTGTCGCTGCTTGGGGTTCATAGGCCCAAGCATTATGGGCCGTGGAAATTGGCCCAGTTTTACCCACTTGTAGAGAGTTGAGGTCGATACTCCCAAAAGCTTTGCAACCTCAGACACCCTTAACAAACGGTTAGAAGGGGATGTCATTTGGAATCTCCTTTACATCTAATTCTACATCCGTTTCCTCGAACGCAGGCACACGCCAGACACGCGCCGTTGTTCTCTTTCCATCAGCCTTGCGATAGTTCAGCTTGTATTCTGCATCCTTACCACCGTTCAGCTTCTTTAACGCTTCCGTAACCTCTGCCCTTGTGTAGTGAGTGAAGTTTCGATTGCGCAAATACTCCATGAGACCCGCGATCATGAACGAGGTAAACCCGTCCTCGGTCCACGGCTTCCCATGCGTAACCTCTTCTGCCTGTACCGCCCGTATCCTACTGGTGCAGTACATGCGTAGATGATCTTTAAACTGTCCCGAGTAAGTTAGCTCCTCCGGAACCTCTATGCGTGTGGAGTTCACCATCAACGCAGAGATCAACATCTGCCATTTGGCAGGGCGCATAGTGGGCGGCATAATACTAAGCTGATCCATGCATGCCCGTTGGAACAGCGTCTGGTTTTGTAGCTGCTCTGTTGATAGCTGCACCCTACGCCCTGTCACATCCAAGAAATGCAGGCGAGGCTCCGACAACATGGTTACAAGACCGCCCAACTTGGGCGCGTCCGGCATGTCATCCCCCACACCATACTTTCTGGTACGGCATACGTCCGGATCACAATAGCTTTTGATTGGCTCTTGCTTGCAAGTGTAGAAATAATCTTTCTTGCCTACCGATTTCTGCAGCGCAGACATCTCAGAAGCAGGAAGAGGCTGGTCCGTTAGCTCCCTGTTCATCTGTTCTAGCTTCTGAGGCCAATCATCAGCCCATTTCTTACGGCAGTACACCCCACAGTTGAAGAGGGTTGTGTTCCTATCACTTGAGATTGCACCCTGAGAACACATATGCTGCAAGCATGGTGGCCCGTCAAAGAAATCTTCCTTGCCCCCAAGTCTCAAGGCTTCCAGAGTATCTATCGTAGTGACAGACTTCTCTGCGTGATCCAAGAAATCATCTAACTCCAACGCCTCGACCTTGCTATCGAAGCAGTATCGAACCGTCTCCTCTGCCTTGAAGTACGGCAGGTTAATAAAGTTACCAACATCCCCTTGCTCAGATAATATCGTGTCCTGTTTGGGGAAAATCTCTGACCCAGAGAAGCCCAACGCAATAGACATCTCGGTCAGGAACTCTCGCACCACCGCCGCTGGTTCCCGTTGCTCAAGAAACAAATACAAATGCGCCCCGCCCGACTTCGAACGGCAGTGAGACAATGGGAACTTTAACTTAGTAATCTTTTGTTGAAGCTGCTTGTGATCCAGATCGTAGACGTCAACATCAATGCAACCAAAGCGGCATGCGTTGTCTTCGTCTATCGGTATGGACCCAACACCTAACGAGCCATCTAAATGCTCCTGCATAGCCTCCTCGGTAATCGGATCACGCACAATCCAACTATCGGCTTCGGTCTTACCGTTCCGTCCCACACGTTTTATTTTTGTAGAGCCATACGCCACCCGCGAACCCGCGAAGATAGCCAGCA